ATCGAAATTCCGGATCCTGTCCCATGTTACATGTTCGGTCCTTCAGTCCGGTCGAGGGACCTACTATGACCTCTGCTGACTTCTGGGCGCTCATCCCCGCGCCTCTCGACGCGGGTAGCACATGGCAAACGCCCAGATCTCCCCGGGTAATGCACACCCACCTTCCCCCTTATGCCCGCCGCATTTACGTCCGCGCCTTCCGTACAGGTATCGGACTTTGAAGATATTGGCCTTCTCATCCGGCGCGACCGCCTCATATGCGGTTTCTGTTCGTCGAGCCAGGGTTTTGTCTGCGGCTTCCTTCAGATTCCACCTCGCGGTGGACACCCTTGCCGTCCGGCTAGCGCTTCCCCCTGTCGGGTGCGCAGAGGACTTTCACCTCCAAGTGGGTGCGCCCTGCCGGGCGCACCAAAAAAAAGGCCGCATAATGCGACCTTGATTTCGTGGTGCCGGGGGACAGAGTTGAACTGCCGACACGGGGATTTTCAGTCCCCTGCTCTACCGACTGAGCTACCCCGGCAACGTGTGGTGAGAGGTGTTTTTATGCAAAGGTCGGGACGAAGGCAAGAGGGAATTTGACACGTTCCGCAATTCTCTTGTTTTGTCCGAACCAAGCTTCGCGTTACCCGCAGTCGCCACCGGGAAGAGCCGGCAGGCCCACGACGCGACTCGCCGCATTGGCCCGCCCTGCATGACTTGAACATGCGACCAACGGATTCGAAGTCCAAAAAAAGCCCTTCACGCCCCTTCACGAAATGTCATATTTTCCTTGCTCTGCCAGTGGTTTACGAGTAAAGTCTTTCACAGGGCATCACCCGAAATCATGCCTTTTCACGAGAAAAAGTGGCAAAAAACTGGCAAAACTTTCAGGGGCAGGAACGATGAAAAGCGACGAAAAAAAGACATGGGTGACAGTGACCAGGGGAGTGCAGGTCAAATTGCATCCGACCCGGAAACACGGGAAGGGGCCGGATAAATATTTCCGGATCAGGTACGCCCTGGACGGCCAGATTATTTCCGAGTCCCTGGGGTGGGCTTCCGAGGGTATGACCCAGGAAGAGGCCGTTTCCCGCCGGTTGCAGTATATCAAGGTCCGGAAAGGTATCGTCGAAGGGGCAGCGAGCAAGACCGAGGCGAAGCAAGCCGAAGCCCTGGCCAAGGCCCAGGCGGAAGCACAACGCCGCCTTGAGGAGTCCAAAAACATCACCTTGCGCGAATACTGGTCGGTTTACTTGGAGGCCGCCAAGCTCAAAAAGAAAACAAAGTCCTGGCAGGCGGAAGACGGTTACTTCCGAAACTGGATCGATGAACTTCTAGGCCATATTCCCATGCGGCAAATCGGGCTTGTCCAGTGGGACGGGCTCATGGCCGCCTTGACCGACGCCGGGCTTGCACCACGGACCCGGCAATATGTAGCCCTGACCCTTCGGCAATGCCTGGATCATGCTTTCATGCGGAAGCTGATTCCCGAGGCCCCGCCACGGGCCAAGCATGTTGGGGCCACCTTGAAGCCCGACAGCAACCGCCGGACCCGGACCCTTTCAAATCAGGAATTGCAAGCGATCCTTGCGGCCCTGGCCGAACGCGACCAGGCCGCCTACGCGATCACGCTTTTTTGTGCCCTGACCGGATGCAGGTTTGGCGAAGCCGCCGCCTTGCAGTGGCAGGACGTGGACCTGGGTCTCGGGCAATGCACCTTCAGGAACACAAAGAACGGCCAGGATCGGACCATTCCCTTGGCTGATTCCTTGGTGGACTTCATGCGGAGTGTGGGGCCGGGTAAGGGCCTTGTGTTCCCCAATGGAAACGGCACGCAGTACAGGCAGACCCCGACGCCGTTTCGGGATGCCGTGGAGGCCTTGGCCCTAAATGAAGGCCGGGACAAGCGGGACAGGGTGGTATTTCATAGCCTACGCCACACAGCCGCAACGCGGCTTGCCCAGGTCAACACGCCCCTGCCTGACCTTATGGCCCTGGCCGGGTGGAAGACCGCAAGCATGGCGCTTCGCTATGCCCATTCAAACGACGCGGGACGCCGCCGGGCAATGGCCGCGTTGGAGGGCCTGACCCAGGTTGAGCCCGCCAAGGTGGTGGAGCTTTTTGGAGGTGGCAAGAAATGAACCCACGCATACCCAGATATTCCGACCACGAAACGGAGATCCTAAAGGACATGGCGGCCAGGATCATCGTTGAACTGACCGAGGCAGACCTTCCCGAGGAGGCGCGAACCAAGGCCATGGGGGTGGTGCTGGAAACGAGCCGGACCTTCATTTACGAGAAGCCGAAGCCAATTTTGCGATTGATAAAAAATATGCGTTGACATGCCCCTGCGTGTTGCTTTATGTACTTTCAAAATTTGAGGCGTAGGGCCTCATAGGGGATTATCCCCAAGCCGTGTTGAGAGCTGGTAGGTGCGAGGTGGTGGGACGCCACGCGCATCGAGTGTAGGTGGGACGCCTGCATAATCCGGGGGTAAACACACATACGACCAGACGCGACGTTTGGCCGGGCGAAGCTAACAACTTTGCTCGGCCTTTTTTTTGTGCCGGGCAACCAAGGGAGCCTTGCACATGAAAAACGTCACCCAGCCTTCAGAAGTCCAGTCCCTTTTCGATCAGCTTGTGGCCGCCTGGCCCAGCCCGCTGGTTCCCCGTTCAAAGGTCCGCGAATTCTCCGGCGGACTCCTCCATCCTCGAACTCTCGCAAATCTCGACTCCAAAGGTGAAGGCCCTGGCAAAATTTCCTTCGCTGGCCGTGTTGCCTATTCCCGCGAAGATCTCGCCCGCTGGCTGGTCAACCGTATCCGCCGGGCAGCGTAGGGGGCTTCATGAACGCCAAATCCTTCATCGCGACCCCCCCGCCCTGTTCGCCCGAGGCGGAACGCGGACTGATCGGAGCCTTGTTGACCCGAGCCAGCGTCATTGACGCGGTGGCTGAGATCGTCACCGTTGACGACTTCCACGACCAGACCGCCCGAGACTGTTTTAGGGCGATCCTGAAACTTCACCGCAACGGTCAGCCCGTGGACCTCGTTTCGACCTACATCGAACTCACCGAAATGGGGTCCGCCGTCACGTCACCGATGCTCGCAGGCATGGTCGATGCCGCACCGGTCAGCGCCGTCAACGTGGCCCGCACGGTCAAGTCGATGAGCAACCGCCGTTCCATTATGCAGGCGGCCACGGAACTTTTCAGCCAGGCCGCCGACTTGACCGCAGACGTGATGCTGGCCGCGAACGATGCCGCCCGTGTTGTTGACCATGTACTCTCCGGCAGGGCCGGGGCCGGTCGCCAAAACCTACGGGACATCGTTGCCGGGATGGTTGCCAAGGCCATGACCGGCGAAAAGGTGCGGACGATCCCGACACCATTTCATGAACTCAATCTGATTACCGGCGGTCTGCACTCCGGCGAGATGATCACCCTGGCAGGACGCCCCGGCACGGGCAAAACAGCCCTGGCCCTCAACGTCGCATCAAGCGCCATGTTTGCCGGAAACACGGTCGGCATCTTCTCGCTCGAAATGTCCCAGGAGTCTCTAGCTGAAAGGCTTTGCGCCTCTACCATGTCCATCAACGCCCAAGCCTTCAGGACCCGCAATTTCAACCACGGCGAACTGCTCCTGATTCAAGAGTTTCAGAACTATGCGGACACGATGCCCGCCAAGGTCTTCGACTCCCCGCGCGTTGACCCTGACACCATCCGCGCCGAATGCCGCAAATGGAAGCGTCAGGGCGGGCTGGATTTGGTCATCATCGACTATTTGCAGCTGATCCAATCGGCAGGCCGCAAAGATCAGGGCCGAGAGCGCGAGGTTGCCGAAATAAGCCGCTCCATCAAGCAGCTGGCCATTGAACTTGAAATTCCCATCCTTTTGCTGGCGCAACTCAACCGAAGCGTTGAGACCCGCGAGGACAAGACTCCCCGGCTGTCCGACCTGCGCGAATCCGGGTCCATCGAACAAGACAGTGATATGGTCTGGTTCCTCTCGCCCTGGCACACGGCCAGCGCGGCGCTTCCGGTTGTGGACGTGAAGTTGACCGTGGCCAAGTCCAGATCGAGCGCCACAGGTCACGTCAACCTCAAATATGTGCGCCGATTCCTGCGCTTTGATGAGGAGGAATAATGGCCAAATATCGCAAGGTTGACCCTCGTATCTGGAATGACAGCAAATTCATGGGCCTGTCTGACTCCGGCAAGCTGGCGCTGTTTTTTGTTCTGACACATCCAAACATGACCGCAGTCGGCGCAATGCGTCACACGATTCCCGGCATGGCGGCTGAACTCGGTTGGACAGCGGAAGCCTTTCGGGAAGCCTTTCTGGAAGCCTGCGCGAAGGGTATCATTAAGCACGATGAAAAGGCTTCTTTTGTGTGGCTTCCGAACTTCGTCAAGTACAACCAGCCAGAGTCCCCGAACGTAGTCAAAGCATGGTTTATCGCACTTGATTTACTCCCTGAGTGCGACATGCTTAACGAACTAATTCAGCATGTTAAAGGCTTCCTTAAAGGCTTCGCTTTAGGCTTTCAGAAGGCTTTCGATAAGGCTTCCGCTAAGGCTATGCCTAATCAGGAACAGGAACAGGAACAGGATTTAGAAGATATGTCGGAGAAACCGAAGCCCGTTTCTCCCGACACAACATCCCTGCCATGTGAAGACGGGTCAGAGTTCGTTTACTCGGAAAAGTACCTGACGGAAGCACGCAAAGCTTATCCTCTCATTGATATTCCCTCTCAGGCCTCAAAAGCCCGAGCCTGGCTTGAAGCGAACCCAAGCCGCAAGAAGACGCGCCGGGGTATGACCAAGTTCTTCAATGCCTGGCTCTCACGCGCACAGACAGACGCAGAGAAGTCACGCGCCAAGGACGCCCTACCGGAGACAACCGGCAGCGACATCACGCCCGAGCAGATGCTTCCGGCGAAGTGGGCGCGGGGGGTGAAGGCCGATGCCTGAAAAAACAGTCCAGAAACAAGCCTCCACGCGCTTCAAGCCGGGCCAGAGCGGGAACCCGGCAGGGAGGCCCCGAGGTGCCCGCAACAAGGCTTCTATGCTGGCCCAGAAGCTCATGGAGAACCAGACCGAGGCCGTGGTGCAGACCGTCATTGACGCGGCCCTGACGGGCGACATGCAAGCCTGCAAGTTGATCGTGGAACGTCTGCTGCCTCCGGCGAAGGAAAGGGCCATTCAGGCGGATCTGAAACTGCCTGCGACGATCACGACGGAGAACGCGCCCCTGGTTTTCGCCGCAATCTTGAAGGCCACGGCCAGCGGCGGGCTCTGTCCGGGCGAAGGCGAAACCCTGCAACGGATGATGCAAATGTACCTGACAGCGGTCGAATACACGACGCTGACTAGGCGGATTGAAGAACTCGAAGCCAGACAGGATGGGGGGCAAGCATGGTGACAGTGCGTGAATTGCAACGACGAATCGACCGCCTTGAAGGAGCGGATGGCCAGATTTTCATATTCCGGCCCCAGGAAGATGGGTCGGTCCTCGTCACGAAGCCGGGCAGGCCTGACGCGGGCGAACAGTGTTTCGCGGACTACGAGTCGGCGTGTCAGGCCTTGGGGCTACCGTCCGGGCCGCCGGACGTCGTGATTCAAAGGAGCTGGCTAGCTTGAGCGCGCAGGCAATTTCCTGGCCTGAGCTTGTCGAGACAGTCGGCGAGGACGCGGCAAGGGCGCTGGTCGAGTCCTGCGGAGGAACCGGAAAATACATCCCAAGGAACCCCATGTGCGGCAACCTCAAGACCCTTGTCGGAGAAACGGGAGCTCGGGCTCTATCGGCAAGGTTCAGA